CATCCGTTTCCCTCCCCTTAGACCATGTTCGATACAATGTCTTCCAGTTGGTCGGCAATCGCGCCGCCGAACAGCTCCGCGAGTTCTCTCTGCTTCTCTTTGAGCTTGTCCAGTATATCGTCTGCGCTGCTGCCGCCCTCGATCTGGAAGGTCGGATTGGCTTCCACGGAAATCGTGAACGTGTTTCCGCCTCCGCCGGTGTTGCCTCCGCCTCCACCTACCGGGGCAGGTTTCGGGGTCGGCGTGTCATCGTCCAAGAACGCCGCGTCCGGCAGACCTTCGAGCACGTTCCCGTAAGGCTCCATGATGCCGCCCTCTGCAAACTCCGCGACGCCCAGCATCTCGCCTGCCTGCAACCACAGGTCGATGCCCCTGTTCCGGCGCTTCGACCCCAGCGGGATGATCGCTTCCGGGCCATCCTCAGCTACCCACGACAGGAATGCTCCGTCGAAGATGCCGCCGTTCGCGCTCTTACCTGCGTTGTTGTAGGTGTTGTTATAGGTGTTATTGATGGTATTGTTCGTTACTGTCGTTGTTGCCGTCGTTCCATCGAGATTCTGCAGTGCTGCTTTGAGCGAATCCACGCTTGTCTTCGCTCCACTCGCCTTGCCTGTCAACGCCATAAACGCCGTCTGAGCTGCGTCGAGCGAGAACGAGGAGAGGTCTGCGTTTTTGAGCTGGTCAATCGCATCGCCGATCTCGTTCAGGCTTCCGATGTCCTGCCCGCCGATGGCTTCAAGCGCGGTATTGATTGCTTCGAGCGTAGCCTTGCCATCTGCGGAGGCTGCGTAGGCTTGCTGCTCTTCTGCGCTCATGTTCCCGTACTGTACAGCCGTCTCACGTACCTGCTCCTGAACCTGCTGCATCACTTCCGCTTTCGCTGCGATGTCCGCGATGTCAACCGCCTGCGTTTTATCGCTTTCGTCGATGTAGTCGGTCTGCGCGTTCAGTTCATTCAGCGCCAGCACAGCATCATTGAACAGTTGCCTGCCCGCTTCGTCGAGCGTCGCGTAGCTCTGCGCCAGCTCTTCGAGGCTGTACCCGGCGAGGTCTGTACCGTTAAACATCTGCCCTTCCATGAGCGCCTTTTCATTTTGGTACAGCTTCACGAGGCTTTCGTTTTCGGTTGCAGCCTTCCCTTGCGCCGCTTCCTTTTCGCTGCGATACCACGCTTCGTTATCAATCCAGTTCTGCGCGTCGATTTTTCCGTTCGTCGTTTCGAGCCATCCGAATTGTGGCGCGGTTTCTGCCCCTGTGATCTCTTTATACTTGTCTTGCAGGCCCCAAATTCCCGGCTTATAGGTTTCCTGTTCCCACAGGTCGTAGGCATCGGAAGTAATCTCGCCTCTTCTTTCGCGAGCTTCCATGTTGTCGCGCTCTTGGTTGAGTTTCTGCCTGTCGAGTTCGAGGTCTCCGAGAGCTTTGACTATGTCTCCAAAGTGAGTTTCCCGCTCTTCCGCTGCTCTTGCCGCCGCTTCGTATTGGCTGCGAGCGGTCATCGCTTCATCCTTCCGGGAGCGCTCTTCTTCGACCTCGCCCTGCAGTTTAAGCAGGTCTACGTCTGCCTTTTTCTGCAAATAGGCTTTCGCTTCGTCCTCAGTCCATTTCCCGGTTTCAAGGTCTTCCGCCGTGAACGCGCCTCCGCTGAGTTCAGCCAGATGTTCGTACAGTTGTTTGAGCTGTTCGTTGTACGCTTCGAGGTCTGCCGTTTTCAGGCCCTCTGCCGAGAATTGGAAGTCCAGCACGACGTTCGTGTCGCTGATCTGCTGCATCAATCCGGCGATCTTTTCCAGCTCCGCAACTGTGAGGCCTGCGTCGTTGAGGTCTGCGTTGATCTCCGCCCGCTTGTCTTCAAGCCCGTCGTACTCTTCCTTGATGTTTCCGAGCTGTTCTTCCGTCAAGCTTTGCCCGCTCAGCATCAGCGTGATGGCGGCTTGCTGATCTTGGAGTTCCGAGTATTCCGCCGTCATCTCTGCGAGCTGTTGCTCTGTCAGTCCGCCCTTCGCCATCTCTATGTCGAGTTCTGCCTTGCGGTCTTGAATCTGCTGTAAGGTTGTTTTGTACTGCTCAACCTCTTCCGGGGTGAGAGACGAGCCTGCCAGCACGAGTTCGATCTCCGCTTCGCGGGACTGGATGCCCTCCAGCTCTTCCATGTAGTTGTCGATGGTCTCATCGTCCAGTTCAGTGCTTGCCATGACGGTTCTGATCTCTGCCCTGAGCGTTCCGATGTCGGAAAGTTTCTGCTGGATAGACTGGATTCCGAGCATCGTGAAGCCATACCCTTCCAGCTCTGTGATGATTTTGAGCCTGCCGGTCTTTGTCTTAACTTCCTTTTCGAGATCGCAGGCTTCCTTGAATTCTTCCGGGTCTACTCCGAGCTTCAGGAGCGCCTCAGTCAACGCGCCGTATGCCGTATCAACCTCTTCCTTGAGGCCTGTGAGCTGCGTGAATTGATCTTCCGTCAATCCAGAACGCCTCAACGCTTCCGTGTATGCTCCACTTGCGGTATCGACTTCCGATTTCAGTCCGGTCAATTCCTTGAACTGGTCTTCCGTCAGGCCGACGCGCCGCAGTGCTTCCTTGAACTCTCCGCTTTCGGTTCCTACTTCTTCGCCGAGCGCAACCAGATCCTTGAACTGGTCTTCCGTAAGGCCCGTGCGTTTCAATGCTTCCGTAAATGCTCCGCTTGCCGAGCTTACCTCTTCCGCGAGTTCGGTGATTTCGAGGAAATCGTCGTAGCTCAGGCCAAACTTCGCCAGTGTCTCCATCAACACGCCGGTCTTCGTATCCACGGCTGCTGCGAGGTCGGTGATGAGCTGCACGTCTTCTTCATTGTCGATTCCGAATTTCAGCAGCGTCGCAGAGATTACGAGTTTCGGGTCTTCCAGCGCGGACAGTTCTTCAAACAGCCCTCGGATTTTGTTCGCGTCGGCGGTCAGCGCGTCGAGCTTGCCCTGAATCTCTGCCCGCGTCTCTTCCGTCGCGCCTGCCAAATCCGCTTTGAGCTGCTGAATTGTGTTCGCGTTCGCCTGCTGTGGATTGGAAATCTTGATCTTGACTTCCTTGATCTCTTCGATGGTGCTCATCGCGTCGTTCACAGCTCTGGCACTCTCTCTGTATTGCTGCGCTGCCTTTTCGCCTGCGTCCGCGAAGTGGAGCAGTTCCTGTTCTTGCTGCTGTTGTGCTCTGTTGTAAGCGATCACGCCGATGGTAACCGCTGCCAATGCTGCCGCTGCAACCCAGCCCCATACCGGGATGGCTGCGATAGCTGCTTTCAACCCTCCGAGCATCGACGCGGCGCTTCCTGCGCTTCCTGCCGCCGACGCAGCCGAAGCGCCTACTGCTCCGAGGCTGGACGTCGCCGCCGGTGCCGCCTTTGCCACTCCGCTAAAGGCGATCTTTACCATGCTGATGTCCTTCGCAAGGCTCAGGGCCGTGCCGCCTGCGCTGATTCCGAGGTAGCCGAGCAGCCCGGTTTTCAGGAATCCGGGCATCTCCCCAAAAAGCCCTTTCAGGTCGAATGCCTCCATGAACGCGGTGACAAATTCCTTCGCGGCCTCCGCGCCTGCTTTCGCAATGCCGGTGATGTTCAGGCCATCGAAGTCGATGTCTTCGCCTTTCAGCGCCGCAAAGATGCCGGTGATGATTCCGTGGTACAGCTCTCCGAGGCTCTTTCCCATCTTTCCGACGGCGTTGAGGATGGCCTGCTGCCCGCCTCCGTCCCACCATTTCTGGAAGGGTTCGGCGATGATCTTGTCCCATGCAACGAAAAACTTACCGGCGAATCCTTCCGCGTTTTGGAAGTCCGAGCTATCGAATACTCCGCTGATGAACTTTTTAAGTTGCTTCGCCTTTTCGAGGCCGGTTTTCAGCATCCCTTCGAGCTTCGCGGTGACTTCCGGGATTTTGGCAGTAACCCACTGGACGGCGCTCCGCAGGTACGGGTTCAGCTCTTTCATCAGGCTGATCTTCATGCCGTCCACCGCGCTCTGCAGTAGCGTCAGGTCGCCTTCAAGGTTGTCGAGCTGGATTTCCGCCATTTCCTGTGCTGCGCCTTTGGAGTTGTAGATGGATTCGCTCAGTTCGTCGAACTTGTCGATGCCCTGATCGAGCACGGCCAGCCACGCCGTGGATGCGTTCTTCCCGAACAGGTCATCCGCCAGCGCGAGCCGTTCCTGATTGCCGAGCTTCCCGAATGCGACGGTGAGTTCGGACATGATCGTCCGCATGTCCTTCATGTTGCCCTTGCCGTCATCGAAGGAAATGCCGAGTTTCTGCATGGCCTTCGCTGCCTCCGCCGTCGGGCTTGCCATGCGGAGCAGGGCAGTCCTCAGCGCGGTGCCTGCGCTGCTGCCCTTGACGCCTGCGTTCGCCATCATGCCGGTCAGCGTGGCGACGTCTTCAATCTGCATCCCGAATGCTTTCGCTGCCGGGGCCGCATATTTCAGCGTCTCGCCCATCATGCTGATGGTGGTGTTCGTGCTGGTAGCGGTTCGTGCGAACACGTCCGCTGCGCGGGTCGCCTCTGACGCGCTCATGCCCATCGCCGTCATCACGTCCGAGACGATGTCCGCCGACGTTCCGAGGTCGGTGTTGCCCGCCGCCGCGAGCTGCAACAGGCCGGGCATGGCCTCGATGATCTCATTGGTCTCCCAGCCGGCCATTGCGAGGTACTGCATTCCCTCCGACGCCTGCGTTGCGGTGAACTTCGTCGTAGCGCCAAGCTCTTCCGCTGTCGCGGTCAGGCGCTGGAATTCCTCTTCCGTCGCGCCGGACAGCGCCTTGACATTGCTCATCCCTGCGCTGAATTCCTTGAACGTGCTGATGAAGCTGCCTGCGCCGAGACTGATTCCCGCCATCGACAGCGTCATCACAATCGGGCTGGTAATCAAGTCCTTTATCTTTCGGAATGGGGCCGTCACCATGTCCGTCATCTTCACCGCGACGCGCCATGCCTTTTGCGTCAGCCCCTTCACGGTATTTGCGATGTTACGCAGAGCGGGAGAAGCCTTGTCCAGTGCCTCCATGATGAGCTGCAGCTTTTCCTTGAAAGCCTGCCGCAAGGTTCTCTCGCTCTTCTCGACCCTCTGCGTGAATTGGTCTACGTTGTTGGATGCCTGCGTGAACGCGCTGCCGGATTCATGTCCGGCCTGCTGCGCCGCGTCTCCAACATCCTCGTATGCGTCCGCCGCCTCGCCGACGGAATCTTCGAGCTCTTCCGCTGCCTGTCCCGCTTCCTGCGCTGCCGCTTCGCCCTCCGAACCGGCTGTATTGGCTGCGTTTCCCACGTCCGTGAAAGCCTGCGCCGCCCTGTCTGCGGCAGTGTCTATCTGCCCGATGGCCGACGCCGCCCTGCCAGCTCCGCTTGCCGCTTGATCGAACACGCCCTGCGCCGCAGCTCGGTCTTTCTGGAACGCGCTGTAGATTTTATTCAGCATGCTTTCAAGCTGCTGCAATTCTCCCATATTGGCGTTGCTCGTAACATCAATCGGGATTTCAATGCGGAAATCCGACACGCTTTATCGCCTCCTTGAACGCTGCGCCGCCTGCGCTGCTCTTTGTCTCTCGCGGGCAGCGGCAATCTGCTCCGCCTCCGCTTCTATCTGGACTTCCATTGATTTCAGCAGAAACGTGCGGATGAAGCGCGGCTTACCCATCACTTCGTCCGGGGGCATCCCCGTTTTCTGGAAGATGTAATGGAGCAGCCGCGCTTTCCCGCCAGCGAGTATCAGTTTTTTACGGTCTCTTCGTAATCGTCATCGTCATCGTAGCCGCTCAGCCGCTCGATGCGCTCCACGATGGCCTGCTTCTTCCCGGCGTAGGGAATCAGCTTGTCCACCATGTCGGTGCCCGTCACGGCGTTCACCGCCGCCCACAGGCGCTTGTTGTCCCACAGCTTCGCCTTGTCTTCGTCCACCGTCGCGGTGTAGATCAGGTCGCTGTGGTAGCCGGTGGTGTTCGTGCTCTCAGGGAGCCTCATGCCGCCCAGCCTGCGATTCTTGCTGTACTTCGTGTTCCGCTCCCTGCACTTGTCCCATTCCTTCTCGCTCAGGGGCCGCACCCGGAAGTTGAACGTGGTTTTGCCGAACAGCACCGTGATGGTCTCCACCCTGTCATCGTGCTGCCGCTGGTCGGTGAGTGCTTTCAGGATTTCGTCTTCGTTGAACAGCAGTTCTTCCTTGATTTCCTGCTCCGTGACCGGGGTGCCATCCTCATGAAATTCCGTGTTCTTAGCCATCCTCTTGTACCATCCTTTCAGAATTGTGTGTTAAACGCGATTAAACGCCCACAGGACGGCTTTGGCTCCGTCCCGTGGGTGTTTGCTTTGGTGAAGCCCGAACCGGCTCAGAGGCCGAATCAGGTGTTCCTCAGCAGGGCCTGCAGCTCCGGCGGCTTGTTGACGATGAAGCTCCACGGCCTCTTGTACAGCTCGCCGACCTGCATGTTCTGGATGTCGATGTTCCCGTCCGGCACGCAGTCGCGGTACACGACCTGCTCTTCGCTGCCGTCGTAGGGGCTGCGCATCATGCCGCGGAACGTCCACACGGGCATCCTGTGCTGGCTCAGGCCCTCCATGAACTCCTGGAAGAACTTGCTGTCTTCCACGATGATCTCGCTGAACGTCAGCGTCACGCGGTAGCTGGTCATCGCGCCGTGTTCCTGCGCGTCGCCCAGCGGCTGGAACGTCGCGTTGGTGATGGCGACCTGAGACTGGAAATTCTCCGTCGAGACGAGCATGGTGCCGTCTTCGCTGTACAGAGCGCCGTCTTTGCCCGACATAACCTTGCGGATGTCGGAGACCGGGGAAGTGTTAAGTACGCTCATTGGTCTTTACTCCTTTCTGCCTTAGTCCTCCGAGAAGTGGAAGCGGTACACGAGGTACACCTTCTCGATGCTGTCGAGGTCGAGGATGTTCAGGATGAACCACGCGCTATCGCCCTTCGCCGGGTTGCTCGTGTCCTCAACACAGGAGCCGCTCTGCAGCTTGCCCTCCGCGATCATCGCGTTGATGACGCCGTTGGCGATGGCGATGAAGGTCGCCCGACCATTCGCGTCATTGTTGACGGCGCCGATGATGTTCTCCGCGCTGCTGTTGATGCGGGTGATCAGCTCGAAGCGGGTCTTCGTCCGCCTGATCTTCTTCCAGCCGGCATCCTGATTCGTGCTCAGGGTGACGAGGGTGTTGATGCCCTGCTCCACCCATACCGCGCCGGAGCTGGCGACGGTAAACACGATGCAGCCGCTCTGCAGCGCGTTCACGACCTGCGTGTTGGTCAGCGGGCCGACAACCTCCGTCGCGCCGGGCATGACCTTGTGGGTCACGCTGTCGTTGCAGGGCAGGTACGCGATGTAGCCCGCCAGCACCGCCGCCGCGTTGAAGCCCTCGTACACGTCATCGCCGACCTTGAAGCCGTTCAGGCAGTACACGACGTTCTCGCTGTTCATGCCCGCCGCCGCCGCTTTCCGGGTATCGAAGGACACGGAGGTGAGCTGTCCGATGACCGCGATACCCATCAGGCCCGCGTCATTGGCGCGGCTGATAAAGGCTTTCAGCAGCGCGTGGATGGCGACGTCATTCGTGTCGATGCAGATGGTGTTCCACGTGGAGGCTTCCAGCACCACGAAAGCCGCATCGTAGTCGGTGCTGGTGATCGTGGGGGAAACGCCCGCCGTGGTGAAGGTGGCCTGCGCCACCGCAGCCATCAGGCCGTTGCCAGTCGCAACCTTCGTCGCGGTGACTACCGCTGCTTCGCTGCTGTTGATGGCCGCGACCAGCGCATCGACCTCGCCCGCGCTGCCCTTCGCAAACGTCACCTTGCACAGCTCCGTGGTGCCGCTGTAGATGATGCATTCGCGCTCCGTGCTCACGCTCAGGCTGTCCTTGATGGTGACGCTCAGGTCGCGGGTTCCGGCGTACTTCGCCGTCAGCGTCACGACGTTGGCGGGGGTGCTGGCGGTGTCCTGCAGCGTGATCGCCGCTTTGGTGCCGCCGGTGCCGACGCGCACGGCCTTGATCTGGGATGCGCCGCCGAGGAAAATCTTGTTCAGGATGGCGACGTTGCTGTTGCTGCCGGAATCGTCGCCGAACGCCGCCGGGATGTCAGCCGGGGAATCCAGCGTCACGATCTCGCCCAGCGGACCCCAGTTCGCCTGAAACGCCACAGCGACAATGCCGTTGGACGCGCCAGAGATGTCCACTCCGCCGCCGTTTTCCTGCCGGAAATAGATGCCCGGACGGACTTTGGTTTCGCCTGCGGTGAATCTTCCGCTCATGTTAGTTTACCTTCCTTTCCGCAAATTCCTTGATGATCTTCTTCGCTACCGCGAGGGTGCAACGCTTGATACCGTTGTACTCAAACGCCGCCGTAGCGATGTCCACGCTGTAGCCGAACAGGGCCGGAGCGTTCGCAGCGATTTCCGCCACGTCGTATTCCTCTTCCTGCACGACAGGGGCCTCGACTTTCTTCTCAGCCATCGTTTTCACTCCCTTCTAATCCTCGCCACCCGGTTTCTTGTCTTCGCCGGGTGTCGGGTACTCATACTTGTACCCCTGACTGGTGCCTCCGCCCACGTCCGCCTCGATCTCTGCCTCGAAAACCTCTCTCGGAGGGTTGACAGGGTATGCCTTGTTCAGCACGTCGCCCGTCCACTTGTTCCTGAGGTGCGATTCCGGCTGCAGCAGCCCGAAATATCCCGTGGCCTTGATCTGGCCCGTGGTGATGTAGTTCATGTGCGGCTGGACGGTGAAGGTTTTCAGGAACAGCGGCGATGTGTCTTCCAGCGTGATATGTCCTATCAGCGCGTGGGCCGTGTTGAGCTGGACGAGGTTGTAAAGCCTGTCCGCCGCGTTCCTGCAATACACATGGCACTCCACGGCAATGTTCATCCATGTGTAGGCGAAGTGCTGCCGTTCCTTTCCCTGCGCTGTCAGCCGCCAGTAGATCGCGGGCTTTTTCCTTGTCGGTACGAGCCATCCGTCTATGGTGTCTTCGCCTATGACAACCGCGTTCGGCAGCACTTCCTTCGTCCATGCGTTGAGGCCCTTGATCGGGTCGGGGTACATCGTGTACTGGCATGGACACGCCGTTACGTCGAACAGGACGGTTACGCCGACTGTGCGTACCGTTTCTTCCTGTTGCTTCTTTATCTCGAATGCGTCCGATCTCACCCACGCGAAGCAGTATGCGAAATCGTCCGCCTGTGCAAAGGTGGCATGGAGGAGTTCGCGCAGTCTGGCCTCGATGTCTTCCGGCTCTGCGCCAACCTGTGTATCGCACCAAACATTGACCGTCAGCACTCCGCTCGTATTCCTCGCCGGATTCTCCACCATGTCAAGCGTGTAATCGATACGCGGGTACTGGATTTCACTCTGCCACCTCGCGTTCTCTGCCGACGCTGGGCGCTGGTAAAAGACTGCCGCTCCGCCGTTGTACGTCGCCGTCAAGGCTATCAGCCTTTCATCGTTTCGCAGGCGGCGATATATCATCTGGTACAGTTCCATGCGCTTTCCTCCGTGTTAGATACTGATGTGCCACGGCTCTTGGTAGATGGCTTCGATCTCTGCCTGCGCTGCGTCGATGATCGGCTGTCGGAACGGTCTCGCTGCCATCTTGCTTGTGCCCTCTTCGAGGTAGTTCGCATAGAAAGCATTGGACATGATTCCGGGCAGGTGCGCGTCGTTCGTCAGCGGTGTGAAGCTGGTATCCCTCAGGTGCCCGCTCCAATTCGCCGGTGGTGCACCGGGTGCGGATGCCTGATGGCTTCCGTACCGCCTGCCGCCGCCCTGCCCGCGCAGGACTTCGTTCTTCGCGTTCAGCAGCGCGTTCGCTGCCCTCACAGCTCTGCTCGGCAGCTCCGCCTCTACCTGCGCCTGTACCTTTGCGGGTATGCCGGTGATGTCAATTTTGAAGCCCATTGACGTCGCCTCTTTCCTCGCAGTAGTACGTCGTGAACACGCTCATCTCTCCGTGGTCTTGCACTGCCTGTACTCGGAAGAATCGGGTTTCCTCTTCGCCTTTCAGCAGTGCGAATATGTCGTTTTCCTTCGCTGCCGGCATCCCTGTGTGGAAGATGGTGTGTGTGACCGTCACTCCCATCTGCCCGTACCGCTGCTGTTCTTCCGGCTTCGCCACCGACAGGATGCAGCGCCGCTCTCCGATCTTCTCCGGGGTTCCGATTCGTTCACGGCCTCTGTCACTCGTGGAGGTCTCCGCCCTGTAGATGTTGAACAGCTTTGGAAAGGCTTCCGGCCTCTTCATCCCGATTGCGCCGTAACGCATCACGGGTCTCCCTCTTCGTAGTCCGGGTACGGCGGCTGGACATACGGCGATTTCTGCATTCCTCTGTGGAAGTAGTGCCCGCCGTCGCTGCTCTGTACGCTCTCGCTTACGGCTCCCGATACCGGCAAGCTCGCCTCGATTGCAGCTTCCTTCTCCAGCTTGTCCCTGAGCTTCATCCAGCGGTCTGCCCGCTGGGAGAGGTCGAAGGATGTCCCGTCGTTCTTCCAGTTCGTCTCGTAGCTCAACCTCATGCACACCGCATCCGCGAGCTGGAACAGCTTCCGCTTCCATCTCGCCGTTGTGCTGAGGATGGCTCCGATCTCTTCGTCCGACAGGTAGCAGCTCTCCGCTTCGCCCTCGACGGCGATGTCTCCGAGTTCAAACCTTGCGCGGCTCACGCTCTCCGTTGCGATCTCCGCCGGGTTGTAGGTGTATGTCGCCATTCCTTACTTCCCGCCCTTCTTCGCGGGCTGCTTCTTCGCTGCCGTGGCATCCGCGTTGTTTAACGCCCGTTTATCGCCCTCAGAGCCGTTCTTCCTGCCGGTGCTGGTATTCGTGCCAGTCTCCGCTTTCGGAGGCTCAGGAGGTGTATCAGGGACGCTCTCGATGGTGCCGTACTTGACGAGCGTCCTCATCCGGCTGCTGTCGACCAGCTCTTCCGGGATTTCGTCCCCGACGTAGAACTGCCTGCCGCCGAACTTGCACGGCCTCTTTGCCTTGATCATTGCGCTTCCCCCTTTCTGGAAGAATTGAAAAGTCCCCACTAGTCTCCCTTTGCACCCATAAGCAAAGGGAGCAGGTGGTCAGTCTGCTCCCTCGCTGTGCATCCGCTCATGGGCGAGGGTGACGCCCTTGCAAGGAGGTGCAACAAGCGGCTGCGCTTATAGCGCGGGGTAGGTGCGTCTGTTAGGCCACGCAGTCCTTCAGGAACACGCCCAGCTCATTGCAGATGATCTTGGGAGTGTAGCTGCACAGGCCCTCGATGAACTCGGTGTGAGTGCCGGGTTCGCCCTCCCACTGATCGAACGCGAGGTACTGCCCGTTGCCGAGCATATCCCACGCGAACGTGTAGCCAGCGGAGGCTTCGTCCACGGACGGGGTCGGGTTGCTGTAGCACAGCAGGGCACTCTTCGGGTTGCAGATGAAGTCCATATCGGTGGTGCCGATAGCGCCCTTGTTGTAGGTGCTGTTCAGCACGACCACGCGCTCGATCTCCAACAGCTGCGCCAGCACGTTCGTGTTGATGGTCGCGGGGTTGGCGGTGGAGCCGCTGTACTTCACGCGGTCGAGGATGTCCGGGTTCTGCTTCAGGCCCTCGTAGGCCTCGACGCCCAGCGCCAGCACGTTCGGGCGACGGCGACCTTCCTTCATCATCGCGGTGCGCAGCCCGCCGAAGAAGGAGATGGCGTCGAAGTTGGAGTTGTCGAACTGCCAGAACTCGTTCGTGCTGGGGGTGGTGGCCTTGCCAGTCCACTCGTTCGTCCAGATGCCGCTCTTGAAGTAGGCCTCCGCGAAAATCCTGTCCATGTGGAGCTTCATCTGCTCCGTGGCCAGACGCACCTTCGCCCTGCGCGGGTCGTTGATGCCGGGGGTGTTGCTGCGGGTGTAATCCTGCGTGGCGATCTGATCGAGACCGATGATGACCTGATCGACCTCGCAGGTGTAGGTATCGGTGTCGTGCCCGAACACCATCGGCGTCACCTTGCCGAACTCAGGCTTCCGCTGGACGTTGTCGCGGGCCAGGTCGCCCTTGTCGAAGATGTAGTACAGGCCGGTGCTCAGGCCGACGGGCAGGATGGGGAAGATGAACGGGCTGACAAACCAGTCATCCGGCTGGAACTGCGCCACGCTCATGTTGGTGAGGTACATATTCGGCTTCCATCCGTTGCTGATGCTCTTGGCGATGGAAGCAGTGCTCTTCGCTCTCATGTTGTTCTATTCTCCTTTCTCCGCTGCTCTTAGGAAGCAGGTACGATCAGGGTGTGCATGATGAACACCTCAACCGGCTTGCCGCTGGCGGCATCCGCGAGGGCCACGGCCAGCACCTGCAGGCCGGCAGTCGCCTTTTTTAGGGTGCCGTCGGTGTGCGCCATCAGAACGTCGCCGCGCTTGATGGTTTCGCCCGCAATGCCGAGGCAGATGTCCTTGATCTGGATGTTCACGCGGCCACCGGCTGCGATGTCCGCCGAATCCGCCAGCACGATGCCGATGGCAAGGTCGCCGGAGTTGGCGGGCAGGATGACCTTGCCGCTGCTGTTGAGCGCCACGGCCTTCATCGCCGGAGCGGTCAGCGCGGCGTTCGCCTCACCGTAGATGGTAGGGGACTGATTGATTGCATGGGTCAGGTAGCTCATATTCTTTCTCCCTTCCGCCGCTTCTTACTTGCGGCTCTTCTCGTAGGCTTCGAGCAGGTCGGGATGGTCGATGCAGGCCTTGTCGATGGCCTGCGCGTAGGTCATCCCGCTGTTGCTCTTGACGATTTCCTGCGCGGCGACCTCGATCTTGCCCCACGCATCGTCGGTTTCGCTGCCGCCGTTGCCGCGCTTGCCGATCTCGCCGAACACACCGCTCTTCTCGACGGTCTGCACGGCGCTGTCCAGCACGGCGATCATGTCCGCGTAAGCGGTGCCGCCAGCGGCTTTCAGGCCTTTCAGCACCGGGGCCAGCTCTTCCGGCTTCTTCCCGATGATGGTGTAGCGCTTCGCTACCTCCATGATCTCACGCTCTTCCGCGTCTTCGCGGAATTTGCGCAGGGTCTCGATCTCCGCCTTGACAGCGGGGTTCAGGCCCTTGTAGATGTCATCGCCGCCGGGTTCCTCCGTGGTGTCCACGGCGTTGGCCTGCGCCTGCTGCGCGGTGGCCTGCTGCTCTTCCTCAGCCACGCCGTAACGCTTCTGCAGGTCTTCGAGCTGCGTCCGCTCTTCCGGGGTCATGGATTCCGTATTGAATTTCATGTCAATCTCTACTCCTTCCTGATGGGTCTTCTCCACCGTGTCGGTGGTGTCTGCCGGGGTCTGTTCTTCCTGCGCGGATTCCGCCGGAGCTTCGGACGTGGGCTGCTCACCTGCTCCCTCATTGCCATTTTCGCCCTCTTCGCTCTTGCTGACAGCCGTGCCGTTGAACATCCCGGCTATATCGGTTTTGATCGCTTGCGCGGCCTGATCTGCCGTCTCGACGATCATACCGGCTTTCTGTTCGTCGGTGAGCTCTTCGTCGCCGACGATGGAGCGGAGGCTGTCGCCCAGCGCATCGCTGATGCGGTATATCCGCTCAAAGGTCTTTCGTGCGCCGTCGATGGATGCGAATGTCTTCGCTTCCTTCTCCACCTCTTCGTCCCCTTTGGGGGACAGGTGGAACATCTTTGCGACGGCCTGCCCGATTCGCGCAAAAAAAGCAGTGTCATTGCTGACCTGCTCTTCGATGGTTTCCTGGGCCTCTTCTTCGTCCGCCCTCTTTGCGAGCTTGATGTGTGCGTGCTGGTTCGCGCCCTGATCTACGACGCTCACGCTCTTGATCTTCAAGTCGCGGAGGACGGTTGGCCCTTTCTTATTCCTGCTCATCGCCGTTTTCCTCCGTTTCTCCTACCGGCGTTCGTGTAGCCTCTCCCTCGATGCTGAACATGCTGTAGGTGCCGTCTTTGACCTTCTCCCAAACTGCATCGTCTGTGATTTTCAGGCCCAGCCACCACCCGCTGGGGAGCGTCCCTTCCGGGATCCCCATCGCTTTCAGCTTGTCCGGCGTGAAGACCACGCTCTCGACGAGTACGCCGATGCCTCTCCGCTGGTGCATCTCTCCACCGTCCCGGAAGAACAGCACGTAGTTGTACACCGCGTCCTCCAGTTCTTCGATTTCGAGGATGTCCCGCTGGTAGTCTTCGACGGTTGTCCCGTCGGCGAGCGCCGCTACCGACGCCCATCCAAAAACCATGTGCCGCTCATCGTCCGCTTTGGCTACGGAAAAGAGCCGCCCTTTTTCGGGGTCGGCTCTCGGCTGCTGTTGGTAGAATTTCGCAAAGCTATGATCTTTCATCGCTTCTTCTCCCTTCTCAGTTGATGCTCGCCTGCTGTCTGTACCAAACGTACACATCGTCAAGGTCGTTCAGCATCTCGCTGACTTCCGTCCGGAGCGACGGCCTGATGCGGGCCTCGAACTGCTCCATCGTCAGCTCTGTCAGCGTGATGTCCCAATTCAGCTCTTTGGCGCGGAAAACTATCCCGTCGGCCAGGTTCTTTTTCACCTTGCCGGGGAGCAGGTGCCCGCGCTCTGCGCCCAAATCAAAATAGAACAGGCTGATCTCCCCGTCATCGTTGTCGATGAACGCCTTGATCGCTATGGTTGGTACGGTCTCTTCGTTGTCTCTCAGGTTGAGCTTCCTTGTGCGGTCTTCGATGTCCACCACATAGGGCTTGCGTCTGTCCAGCATTACACCATGCCGCCTCCCACCTTAATCAGAGTTTCCAGCCGGATTCCGTTGATCTGGGAGATGCCGACTGAGTGCAGCCTGTCGATCAGGGCTTGCCTGTCCTTCGACGGTACGCGCACCTCCGTCAGCGTGTCCATTGGCAGCGTCTTTCGGAAACACAGCTCATTCCGCTTCTCGTAGTATTTGCTGGTTGCCTTGAAATGAGCTTCCGTTCCCAGCCTGCTGCTGAAATCTCCCATTTCTGTCGTTCCGAACTTGTCACCAGTATAAGCGAACCAGTCTGTTCTTTCAAGCGCCTTTGTGTCGAACACGAAAACGTAATCCCCGAACCACTTGTACCGGGGTTCGTTTCCGACCTGATTGTTGAACACGATTCGGGTGAAAACGCTGTCCGCGCCGCCGGTGCCGATGTCGGACATCGAGCTTGCGCCTGACGTAAAGACGCCGCGCCCGTATCGGTTCGTTGTCGCCAGCAGCTCTCCGCTCGTGAGGACGCTCGCCGCCTTGTTTATATCGTCGCATTCGTGGTAGAGGTAGGCCGCTCCGTACTTCTTCGCCAGCGCCACGTTTTCCGGGTCGTACAGTGTCCAGTAGCCCTCCGCGACTTTCCGTACCTGTATGGCGTCAAGCCGCTTTTGCGTGATGCCGAGCTTCCTCAGCACTCCGTCGATCTGCGCGTCCGTGACCGTCGCCACGTTCAGGCTCGCCGCCTCTGACGGGGCCGTCTGCCAGATGACGCGCATCTTTTTATAGCGGTCGAGTGCCGCCGCCGTCGCATCGTCGGCGATGTCTGCGATTCCCGCCTGCTGCATGAGGCTCTGTATCTTCCGGGCCGCGTCCGTGCCGTTGCTGGCCTGCACCCGGATGTTGAACTGGCCCATCAGTGCGCGTCCGCCGTTCTCTGCTCCGCTGCCCGCCACGATGATGATATCGTCGCCCTGCCGGATGTACTTCGTGCCGAGGCTGAATTTCTGCGTGGTGCTGCTCAGGTTGAGGACCGGCTGCGTGTAGTCGATGGTACCGACGGCTTCGTTCCACCGCCAGTAGCTGCCGCTGCTCTGCCCGTTCATGTTTTGGAGCGTCTGCTCCCACCGGGTCTGCGTCAGCTTGCCCGACAGCTCGTAGTATTCTTTGCCGTCGATGGTGACCTTCCGCAGGTTCGTCTCCAAACCTTCCAGCGCCCTGTCATCGGAGATCAGCGCCACGCCCTTCGGAGTGCTGCCTTTCAGCGTTCCGTCGATGTCCTTCAGCGCGTCAGAGAGCTGTGTCACGCCGCCGAACTGACCGCCGCCGGTCTGTGTCCCGGCCTTGCGTCCGCGCCGCGTGGCGTACTGCTGATGCGCCCTGTTGAGCGCCGTCTGGAACACCTGCTGGGACTGTGACGGGTCGCTGATGACGGCGATCAGCTCATCCTTGTGCAGGATGCCGAAGTTCTTGATGCCCTTCGCCTTTGCCATCGCGTGAAGGTCTGCGAGGCTCAGGCCTTTCAGCGTCGCCGGGGTGATCGTGCTGGTAATCGGTGATGGCTGCGTGAACACTGCCGCCGCTGCGTTGTCCGCGAACTGGAAGACGGTCTTCGTGCCCTTCCGCTGTGTCAGCAGGTCGGAGTAGAACGTCTCGAAGGTTGCCCGGACATTCTGCTTGCGGAACACGATCTGATCGAGCAGGTGCTCCGCCTTTGCGCCCTTGCCGTACAGCGATTCCGCGTAGCTGCGGAATATCTCCCTGTACTCCGCGTCCGGCACGGCCTCGATGCGCTTGATGTAGGCCAGCGTGTCGTTCAGCTTGATGTCGATCTCGCCGTTGGCGAACCGCCGGTAAAGGGTGTTGTAGACCGGCTCCGTTTCGTGGTAGATACTGTTCGGGTGGTAGGTCAGGCTCATGGTCTGCGAACCGCTCTGCGACATGTAGCGGAATGCCTGCTCTTTGTCCACGCCGATCAGCTTTCCATCCTGCGTCAGCACAAAATTCCTGCCGTGGCAGTCGTAGTTGCCGAGCAGCCAGTCGGTGACGTTCTCCCTCTGTAGCTGGGACACGATATCCGGGTCGAGCGGCCCGCCCGCCTTTTGCCACGCTTCCAGATTGAAGCTCGTATCGAGGTTGGTGATCCTCCGCTGCGCCGCGCCGAACATCTGCCCTTTGCCGGGGACGTCCACGTACCCGGTGCCAACCTGCACCGCGCTGTCCGGGTCTACGATGTACTGCAGCTTGTACCCGGCTTCCTGCGCGTAGGCCCGGAACTCTTCCGTGACGCCGCTCTTACTCTGCGCGGGCTTGAATATGAATTCGTCGCCGCTCTGATCGTCTTCGACTAGGTGCATCTCGCCTGTTCCTCCGAGATGTAACGGCTTTTTGTAGTTCATCTCCCCGGTGATGTCGATGCTGTCCGGGATGTCAACGGTGTCCGGGGCCTGCGTCGGCTGCGCCGTCGTGGTGTCCACCCAATTCGTCGGGGGCAGCACGTTCACGTAGTTCACCGCGCACCTGCACCGGGGGTGCGCCGGGGGAACCAGCACGCCGATTGAGAACGGGACGTCCATCTCCGTTGTCTCTTTGTCGATCTTCCCGCAAACCTCGCAGACGCGCTCGTCAAAAGCTGTCATCCACTTCTTTTGCGCTCCGCCGATCAGCCCATCCTTGATGCACTGCTCCATGTAGGCCTGCTGCCCGTAATTGTAGGCGTAGGCCATTTCCGTGATGGCGATGGTCTCCGCCCTTGTGCGATGCAGCCTCTCCGCGTACTTCGCCTGAATCGCCCGCGCCTCATCCTTTGAGTAGCCGTCTGCGATTGCCTGCTGGTATCGGTTGTAAGCTGCCTGCGCCTGCCGGGTTGTCAGGCCTACCGTGGGCCGGATGGCCTTTGCCAGCTCTTTCACGTCCATCGTCTCGGAGAAGCTGGCCTGTCGCACGAGCACGTTGATCGCCTTGTACTGCTCTTCGCTGACCTCTCGAATCAGCTTCCCGCCCTGCGAGGCAATGAAGCTGTCCATGTAGGGGTAGTTCAGGCTCTTCGCGCCTATCCCGAACAGCGCCTGCATTTCGTGGGCGCTGCTGTCGATGGCCTGCTGCGCCAGCGGCGCGTAGCCGTTGATAATGAATTTGCTGTAATCCTGCTGCCACTGTGCGAGGTAGCCGGGGTCGAGCTGTCCGGCGTAAATGGCCTCGCGGATTTCCTTGTACGTGATCGCCTGCTGCTGATTCTTCCACGTCCGCGCCAGCACGGTACAGAGCTTTGGGTTGCTGTAGTCTATGAAGCCGTTTAAGGTCTGTTTAACGTCCTTCAACTACGCCCCTCCCTTCGTTACCGCTCCAGCCGTTTCTTCGCTCTCTCCGCCTGTTTCGCGTCCTCAGCGTCTTCTTCTTCGATTTCCTCCGCGTCGATGTCTCCGCCGGTCTGCTTTTCCCTTTGGTCGCGCTGCTGCTGCCTCCGAGCGTCCCTGTCGAACTGCTGCGCTTCCAGACGTTCCGGCAGGTTGCCGGTCTCTCGCACGTAGTCTTCGAGGGCTTCGTCCGGCATGATGACGCCGCACCCGGTCAGCTCTTTGATGTACGTGCTCAGGTCTTTCAGGTTCGGCGCGTCTGCGCTGCTGTGCGTCAGCGTCGGATATTCGGTGATCCCGCTGAAATGCTCCGCGTTCATCCCGATCAGCCGGGGAATGCCCTGACTGTTGAACACCTCGCAGATGATGTCGAGGTAGCTGTCCAGCGCCACGCTGAACAGGTCAGTCTTGTCCGCGCTCAGCGCGAAGCTGCCAACTCCCTGATGGCCCAGCAGCAGGAAATCCGCCATCACGCTCATGGCGATTCGTGTGTCGTACCTCTCGATGATCGCGTTCGTGTCAAACTGCCGCCTGCCTCCACTGGTGAGCAGCGTGAACTCCCATCCAGCCGGCAGCACCAGTCCCTCCGTCGCGTCGCGGCGCACGTTGCGGACGATTGTCTCCGCCCGCTGGAATGCCTGCACCATCACCGGGTCATCCTGATTCCAGATGTCCCACGTCTCAGGCGGATGCAGAATCGGCAGGCCTGCGAGGTCTCTTTCCAGCCCCATGCCCTCGATCTCTTGAATCCTGCGCTTGAAATACCACGAGCGGTAGGCGCTGCGCAGGATGCTCCGCCCTTCCGGGTTGGCTTTCCTGCTCTTCGTGCGGAAGTGCAGGGCTTTCCCGATGGGAACCGTCGCCATGACGTAGCGCGGGGGAGGGAGCTGCGTCATCCCGGTCAGGTTGTCGTAATCGTCGTACTCCCAGCGGAAGAGCGTTTCCTGCGCTCTGATCGGGAGTTTCTGCCATCCGATCAGCCCGTCAGTGTACTTGCTTTTCTGTCGGGGGTCGTTCACGTTGCCGGTGCGCCGCTTGTACACGATTTCGTGGTAGCTCCACCCGAACGGCAGGAAGGACAGAATTTCGCTGATGGTGTCCGTCCACGTGTCCTGCATGTCGTTCATGCAGCTCTCCACAAACTCCGCGCACTCTCTGTCCTTCGCGCTGTCGCCGCCGGGCTGGATGCTCCAGCTCGTTTTGCGGATGAGCATCTCGATGGTGTACAGAATCGCTCCGCACACATCGTCGTTTTCGCTCATCTCCCTGTAGACCTCGATGCCGTGCTTGCCCTGCAGCTCTTTGAGGAACTCTTCGGCAAAGATTCCCGCGTATCGCCTCTGTCCTATGCTGCCATATTCCTTCATGCTCTGCGGCATGTCTCTCTTCACCTCATCTCCGCTGCCACGGGCTTATTCTGTCCGCGCCGTAATTCGTCGGTGGCAGGCTTGACGCCGTGCCTGCTGCCATCCAGTTGATCGCCTGCGTCATTGCGTCCACATCGTCATCGTGCGCTGCGTTCGGGAATGCCGCGCACTCTTCCAAAAAATCGTGAATCCACGGTGCTATCCGTGGATGTGGCAGGTAGATGTTCCCTGCTTCCGCGTATGGGGCGACGGCCTGCGCCCTCACCACCTTGCCGCCTTGCGGGTCGATGGGTATCAGGCCGGAAATCTCTTTCCTCAGCAGCTCGATGACCGCCGTGCCGTTCGCCTTGTCTTCGACGAGCTTCGCTCTTGCGCGTGGGTGCTTCGCCGTCAGCGTTCGGATGCTCCGCATCGTGTCGCTGATTCCCATGTGATCGTGTACCCTGTCCACGAGGTAGTAGTTCGGGCCGGTGCGCTGCCATACGTGCCCTGCCACAAAGTCGTGGTTGTCGCCGTCCTTGAACGTACAGTCCCAGCTCTGTACCTGCATCCCCGCTTCCGGGAGCACTTCGTAGAACTGGAACCAGCTCCGTTTCAGGATTCCGCCCTCCGCCGGTGCCGGTCTCTGCTGGTAAAGCCCTGCGAATGAGTAGCTGCCAACCTTGCCTTTCTGCTTCCGCATCCACTCTTCGTCGTACCCGTGCTCAGGCCACAGGGCTTCGCCCTCTGTCCGGCCGAGCAGGTCTTCCGCGTCTTCCGCGATGGCCGGTAGCCGCAGTATCGTCCAGTCCTCCACGTCGCAGTATTCCGGGTTCAGCAGGCGCCCAACCAGATCGTCTTCGTGCCAGCGCGTCATTATCACGATCACTGCCGCGCCGGGGTGTGTACGGGTTGAGAACGTCGCCGTGTACTCATCCCATATCCTGTCCCTCATGGTTTTGCTGTCTGCTTCCTGCCGATTCTTCACCGGGTCATCGATAATCAGCAGGTCAGCGCCCTCGCCGGTTGCTGCGCCGCCGAAGCCCACGGAGATCATTCCGCCCCTGCGCCTGTCCAGATCCCAGTTGGACGCGCTGTGGTTGATCTGGCTCAGGCCGATGTCCCACAGCCGCGCCCCGAATTCCTCTATCTTTTCGCGGTTCTTCCTTCCGAATTTCTGCGCGAAGGTGTCGTTGTAGCTGACCTCCATCACGCGCTTGTCCGGGAACCGTCCGAGGTAGTAGCTGGGAAAAGTCTCTGTCACCGCCATGCTCTTTCCGTGTCGGGGTGGCATGCAGATAATCAGACGCTTTTCCTCTCCGCGAATCACCGCGTCCAGCTTTTCACAAATGAGCCGGTGGTGCCTGCCGGGAATCCATGCTCCGTGGTGGACGTACTCGCAGTACCGCAGGTAGTGCCGCCGCGCCCATTCCCTCTCGAAGTCTGCGCGGGTCGCAATCGGGAGCTTTCCTGCCCTGCGTACTTCGCTCATGGGCCGACCCCGCTTTCATCGTCGAACATCGCGCACAGCTTCTCGTACTGCGCCAGCTCTTCGTCCGACATGGCGCTCATGCGCTCCCTCACGCCGTCGCTGTCCATCACCGCTTCCTGCTGCCGCTGCTCTTCGCCGTAGATGCTCCGCCGCATGACTTCCTCCGCCTTTGCGTCCAGCATCGCCGCCTCCGATGTCTCGCCCGCCATCTCGATCAGGAACTTGTAGCACGCCATGTCGCCCTTCATGGCCTTTTGCATGATGGCGAGCGTTGCAATGTACCGCATGTCCGGGTTGACGTTCTTCCTCAGCCCCATCCGGCGCATGGTGTCCAGCATTTGCGGTGGTAAATCCGGCTTGAAGTCGAGCACCAGCTTCGCCGTCTCACGGGCCTCCCTTTTCGCCCGCCTTGCTGCTCCGCTGGCTATACCGCCCTTCCTGCCGTTCCTCTTGGCTTCCTCACGGTTTTGATCGGAGGTGAACGGTATCAGATTTTGCTCATTCGCCATACCTCCGTCACCTCATTTCCTGCCGTTTCTAACTATGCTGTCGCAATTCGGGCGAGCATAGCGATTTCGGCTCCGAGATACAGCCTTTTCAGGCGTTTCGTCTCGTGAATGAGGTGTGCCAGGTACTCTTTGTCCTCAGGGCTTTCGCAGACGATGGCGACGTTGAAGCTCTGTATCACGTCGGCTTCCGCCTGCTCTTCGTAGTCCTTGAATTCGTCCCTGTCCTGCTTGTCCGGGGTTGCGTCGGCCTCCGAGTAGTAGAGCTGCTCCGCTTCGTTGAAGCCGGTGAATTCGAGGTCGAATCCGCTGTTGGCGAGGTTCGTCATCTCCGTCATCAACTTGTCGTAGTTCCACCCTGCGATCTCCGCCGTCTTATTGTCTGCGATGCGGTAGGCGTTGATTTCGTCTTCCGTCAGGCCGTAGGCGTATGTGCAGGGGACTTCTTCCATCCCCAGCATCATGCAGGCTTTCAGCGTCGCGTGTCCGCACACGATCACGTCGTTTTCGTCGATGACGATGGGCTGCTTCATCCCCAGCCTGTCGATCATCCTCTTGAGCTTCAGCGCCGTCGCTTCGTTTTGCCGTGGGTTGTTGTGGTAGGGGATAAGGTCTGTGACCTTTTTCATCACCACTTCCAACCGGCTGTTTTTGTCCTTCCCTAACTTGCCCGCCATTTGCTTCTTACCTCCGTTATCGTATTGTACTTATACAGTATTCTCTATACTTTTCTTTTTCTCGTAGGCGAGATAGTATATATAATATACTGTATTAGGTCGCCGCTCATTTGCCCTTAACTTGCACGCTTGACTAAATCCGCCTTTCTTAAACTAACACGCGAGCGAGTTGTGTTAAACAACGTTGGCTGCGTTAGAACTGCGTTGGATTGCGTTGGATTGCGTTGGTCTCAGCACCCTCCGCACCTTTCGCATGGGCTGATGTAGGTCTTCGTTCCGTCGAACGTGTAGATGATGTCTCCGTTGCTGTCCTTCCCGCTGGGCTTCATCACTCCGCCGAAAAGCGTGTACGGCGACTGTCCGGCGTATGGGTTATTCCAGAGGTATCGCAGGTAGTCCCGCATCGTCATGTACTCGAACTTCGCTCTGTGCTCCACGCTGATCGTGTTGAAGCCCTCCGCCTTTCCGTATGGGAAATCGAGGTGCCGCATGTCCGCGTCGATCTCTGCGAATGTGACCTTGCCGTTCCTCTTGCACAACTGCAGCGCGTAGCTGAAATTGCCCCTGCTGTAATTGTACCGGGGGTCTTCCGGCAATCCGCAGCAGCACGAGCCGGTACATGCTTCCTTGTAGTGCGCGTCGCTGACGTAATACCTCATTCCGAGCTTTTTGCACAGCTCGTCCATCTCCCGGATGTACTTCTCCTTGACCTTGCGGTTCAACCGCAGGTAGCCGCATCCGCTGCTGTACTTTTTGTAAAAGTCGAAGATGTCAAAGCCTGCGCACTCGCTGATGATCTCGTAGTTCTTCCGGGCGACTACGCTCCGCGCTTCGAGGCAGAAGAATTCCGTCGTGACCGCCGTCGCGCCTGCGTCATGCGCCGCCACGATCAGGTCTTTGTAATCCTTGCTGCTGACGCCTATGATGAACGGCCTCAGCCTCAGCGTCGCCTCGCCCTTGTTGAGCTGCGAGTAAATCTTCATGGCCTCCAACCGGGCTTTCGGGCTTGGTACGCCCTGCTCGATCTTCGCCGCCATCCGTTCGTCCAGCGTGATGATGCTGAACTTCATGTTCCAGTTGTCCGCGCCCTCGAACAGGCTCGTGTACCTCTGATCGTGGAACACCCACGCGCTCTTCGTCGAAAAGCAAATCGGGTAGTTCAACTGCCGGAGGAACCGCAGGATTTCCAGCGTCACGCCGTACTTCCGCTCGAATCCGTCGAACTGATCGCTCAGCCCGCCCCACTGTATGGGCCTCCGCTGCGCTATCCATCCGTTGAATTGGCTGTCTGTTTCCAGCGCGAACAGCTTCCGAATCTTTTCCGGGTTCACGCTCCGCACGACCTTGTTGAGGTATTCCTGCCTCTTCTTCTCTCCGCCGATGCCGCGCTGGTATTGCGAGAAGCAGTACACGCATCCGAACGAGCAGTTGCTGTAGGTGTCGAAGGTCATCGGCAGGCTGCAGTCGGCAATCTCATTCGACCACCGCGGGCTTCCGTAGTCCATCTTGATGTCCCGCGTCATCCTCCGTCACCTGCCCTTTGCTGCGCTGCGTTCCTGAACTCCGCGCACGGCACCTTTTCGTCCTTGACCTTGACCCGGACCTCCCACGGCTTTCCCTTTTGCGGCGCGAAGATTTCCGGGTATCTGGCGCACAGCTTCTTCACCGACCTCAGGTTTTCGTCCTGATGCCACTTCTCCCTGTACCCGTTCTTGTCCTTGTTATGGTCTGCCGTCACCGCCAGGTTGTTGAACCGCACCACCCGGCCTCCGTTCTTCAGTATCCGGCCGCAAATCTCCGCATCTTCCTTCGTCTCGAAGTTTTCATCGAACCGTATCGGGAATCCCGCCGCGAATCCGAACACCGTGTTGACCGCCACCCTTGTGCTGATGTCGTTCGACATGAAGAACGCATTGGCTACCGGGTAAATCCCGAACACGTGCGCTTTCAGCCTCCGCGTCTGCTCGAAGCATCGGTTGAACGCCAGCGCCATGTCTATCCGCCTCTCGATGGGCTTCAGCTTTCCTGCGTTCATCGTGAAAAGCGTCTTCACGTCATCGTCCAGCATCAGGATGTTTTGCCCTTTGAGCCGTTTGAGGATGTTGTTCCTCGCCGCCACTCCACGCGTCGCCGGCATCTTCACGATGTTCGCCCTGCCCGCGTGGATTTGGTATTCGGCGTAGTCTTCGTCCGTCTGCACGAAAATCCAGATCAGCTCTTTGGGTACGCCCATCCCCGACAGGTAATCGAGCGTTGTCTGCCTGTTCACCCTCTTGTAGCTCGGTATCGCGTAAACATACTTTTCCATGCTCACGCCTCCGATGCTCTCTTCCGCGCCGGTCTCACCTGCGCCTCGAAAATTCGGTCTCTCAGGCTTGCGCTGCTCAGGCCGTGATCTCGCCTGTTGTACACAATCGGGATCCCGCGCCTCTCGCAAATGTTCTTCCCCGTGAAGGGTTTGTCCCGGTATTCCTCCCCGACAAACCTCACGTCGTAGTCCAGCATCTCCAGCGCCAGCGCGAGGTCTTCTTCGCCCTCCAGCGGTATCACCTCATCCACGCCGTCGCAGTGCGCCACCCGGAACCACCGCTCGAACACGCTTTCGATGGGCTTGTTTTTGAGCGGTCTGTCCGTCGGGTCGCAGATAAGCCCCACGATCAGGTAGTCGCACTGTTCGGCGCATTCCTGAATCATGGCGATGTGTCCGGGGTGGAAAAGGTCTCCCACCACCGACGTGAATCCTATGACCATCTCTCTCCATACTCCTTTATCAGTTCGTCGATGACCCTGTCCACTGTCTTCCGCTGTTTCTCTGTCCTGTACTTGTACAGCCTTATCCAGTGCGTGATTTCCAGCAGCTGCACCAGCCTGCCGTCTTCGACCTTCCTGTCGAATGCCTCCCTCAGCCCTCTCAGGTCTGCTTTCCCGAATCCGAACAGCCGTTCGTAGCCTGTCATCGAGAATCGAATCTTCGCCAAATCCAGCAGGTAGCTCGAATAATCACCCTTGTTATTCGGGTCGATCACCTTGATGCCGCCGCCGGTGCTGCGGATGACGTTCGACAAGCTCAAATCTCCGTGGGAGAAGCTGACCTTCGCCTGCAGCTCTGCTTCGCTGCCCTGCATCTCACGGATGACCCACTCCGTTTCTTCGCTCTTGCTGTGCGTCAGCAGGTTGTCGCAGTATGCTCCGATGTCCTTCCGCCAGTCCGGGATCGCCGCGAACCGCTCCGTCAGCCGCAGCAGTTCGTCGATGTCCTTCTCCCCGGCTTCGTCTGCCAGCGCCGTTCCCGGTATGTACTCCATGTACAGCGTGTCCAGCGTCCGCGAGTAAATCCGGGGGAGGTATTCGCCCAGCCCGTGCTCCGCTGCCTGCAAGTACCATTCGTGCTCCGCCGCTGCTTTCTCCGTTGTCTTGATGACCGTCTTGTCTTCCAGCCACACCTTTGAGCCGCTTCCGCCCCTCAGTGCCAGCGGCTCGAAATCCGCTTCGAGGAACGTCTCCACGCTCATGGCCTTATCGTCGATGTACCAGTCCGCGAGCGGCTTCCCGAATATCAGCTCATCGTACATCACGCCGTGCCTTTTCAGCCACTCCCTCAGCACGGGTTCGTTGCGCTCCCTTATCAGCCGCAAATCTCCCTTGCAGCTATTCTGCCCTCTCGCTGTGTACAGCTTGATGCAGTAGCCCATTTCCTTGAGCCTGTTGATCTTGTCGATCACCGGCTGAATCGGCTTCGCGTTCGGGTAGTCCCGGTTGTGGTGTACGCTGATCGTATCGTCGATATCAAACACCAGCGTCCGCGCCATCCGAATCACCTTCCAGCATCTTCCGTATCTGCGCGACGGTGTACCTGCGCTTCAGCTCCCCGGTCTCTCCGATGGTCTCCGCGACTACCTTCTCTTCGTCTTCGTCCTTACACGCGATGATTACCACGTATTCCTCATCCGTGTCTTCGCTGTCTTCCGGCTCTTCTTCGTCCGGGACGTACTCTCCGCTCTCCGTTTCCGGCGTGTCGTAATCCTCCGTCCCGGCCTCGAATCCCGCTTCGCTCATGTCGATGCCGCCGATCTCGAATGCGTCGAAGCCGGTTTTGCTCAGGTCGAATCCGTTGTTCCTCAGCGTCTCGAATTCCTTCGCCAGCGCCTCCGTGTCCCATTGGCTGTCTTCCTGCGTTCGGTTGTCTTCCAGCCGGTACGCATTGGCCTCCGCCTTGCTCAGGTCATCTGCCAGCACACACGGCACTTCCTTGTGGCCCAAAATCCGCGCCGCCTTGATGCGCGTGTGTCCTGCGATCAGCACTTTGTCTTTGTCGATTATCAGTGGCCTGCGCCATCCGTAGTTCTTCAGGCTCTCCACCACCGCCTCGACCGGCTCCCCGTCGTTGTCCCTCGGATTGTTCTCGTACTCCCTTATTTCGTCAATCGGGAGATACACGATCTGCGTGACCATTCGCTTCTTCATGTGCTCCGCCCTCCTAAAAATAATGCGCCGCCCGCGATGCGCGGGTGGCGCTTCCGGGGTGCCGTTCATGGCATCCCTTCCCAGTGATTATAATTTTACACGACGCGATTTCGTCTGTCAAGTTGCAAAGGGTGTGAAAAAAGTGTGCAAATCGCGGCGATTTTGACGCACGGGTCGTTTTTCGCGTTTCACATGGAACATTCTGCGTCCTACTTTGCCATCTTTATGATCTTGTCTACCGCCGCTTTCTTCATCCTGCGTATTCCGTCCCTGCTCACCTGTATGCCGTACCTGTCCGCGTATGCCCTCGCCGCTTCGTTGTACGTGCTCCCCTCGAAATACACCTGCTCGATCAGCCAGTGTTCTTTCGTGGACAGTCCTTCCAGCCACGTCTCCACGAAAAACACCACCATGTCCAGCTCTCGCAGCTCCCTCCGCATCTCTTCCAGCCGCTTCTTTGCGTCCTTCAGGTCTTCCGGCTCGTAGCCTGTCGCCAGCATCAGCGCCATTCGCTCCGTCGGATTGCCTACCGTTGTGCCGTGCGGCATTCCGTCAAGGTTCGCCCCTCCGCTGCCGACCAAATCCTCCGCCAGACGGCTCTCCCATAGAGCGACGTCCACTTCCGCCTCTTCTATGGCCTTTTTCAGGAATCCGCTCCGCCCGACGTTGTTTTTGTAGTCGCGCAACATCTGCTCCGCCCGCTCCGGCAACATCGCTCTCGCCTCCCCGCTTACTTAGAATGGCAGTTCATCATCCTGGACTTCCGTGAAATCTCCGTTGTCTGCCGGAGGTGCCGCCGGTGGCGCTGCCTGTTCCGGGGCCGGAGCTGCTGCCGGGGCGCTGCTTCCGTCGCCCTGCGCCGAAGACAGGAACTCGATCTTATCCGTGACAAACTCCGTTGTCCAGATCG